ATTTCATCGAAGTATCCCGGCAGTTTAGCTGCCACTTTCTTTCCTGCTGTTACTAGCGACCGGCTTACTGTCACACCCTGAGTTTTGAGATTCTTTTCTTCTGTTCTCACTACATGAGCCAACATGAAAAAGTTTGTGTTATGTATCTTGTGTAGTTTGAACTTTGAATGTTGCACTAATCTAGTCAGACCAGAAGATTCAGCGTTGTAATCTTCGATTTCATTAACTGAAATACCGCCAACTTTCTTGTTACCACCACCCTTAACATCTGTCACTTGCACTAGTAAACTATCAACAGATGTAGTCAATGTATCCCAAACTATACCACCAGTATAGGGATGACCATCTTTAATAAAAGACTCTAGCTTTTCTACTGCTTCATTGTAAGTCTCAAAATGGTCAAACTCAAGCTTATCTAAAAAGGAAGGGTTACGTTTCTTCCAAAAATTAATTACAGCTTTTATCTTCCCGTCAAAATCGAAAAAATACATCGGCCCTTTTTCAAGCCAACTACTAGCAGCTATGGATTTACCACAGCCCGGTTCGGATTTCAATAAAACAAATAAAGCTTTATTGTCTCGGTATTCGTTAGCTTTCATATCGTTTTCTAACCTCACTAATTAAATTATCCCCAGTTAGTTTTCTTGTGTCTGTTATTTCTAGCAGTCTGTAATCTATGTTGTCACTCAAAATTTCAAGAGCCTGTGTTAGTCTTAGCCAGTAGCATATCAGCCAGTAAACTAACGTTGACTGTAGGCTTTTCTTTTTTGTTCCGCTTAAGATTACTTTCAAGTTCTTTATTGTAAGGGAGTCTGGTGCAATCTTTGCAATGTGGCTTTCTAAGGAAGTTTCCATTTTTATCCTTTCTCATTACGCAAACATCCCCACACCGCCAGCATATACTATTCTTTCCTTCTACTAATTCTTCAGCTATATAGTGGTTACAATCAGGGAGCGCACAAGCAAATACCCTATAGGCTTTATTCTTCCCTATTACCTTCCTAACATACTTATGAACGTGATTAGCTTTTCTTACTATCATCTTTATCCTCTTGGTTTTGGACTTTCGATGCACAATCTGGACACCCCGAACACTTAATCCGCCCCACAGGGAAACATATCCAGCCTGTGCCTTTACAGGTCAATCGTGTAGTCCTAATTGGGAATATGTCAAACTTCCTACTGCATACATCACAGCGAAATAACATATACCCTTTATAGCTAGATATCTGCTCCATCAATCGCCTGTCATCATTGGTGCAGTGTGGGCATTGTATGCTATCCATCATGCTGCCTTTATTATCTCATTGAGCTTTTCATCAAACTCAGTATCTCTATCCTGCGGCGACCACTTCTTACCTACGATATATTCATTCTGCATGAGCCACTCTCTACTATCTCCCGGCTCATTGATGCAGAGCTTATTAAAGATGCATCCCGAATACTTATCGCAGCTAGTGAAGTTCTGCGGCCACGTTTCCGTTTCAATATAGAATACTAATTGTTGCGCCCACCAGATTGTATTGCTTCTCCACTCTTCTAGCACCGAAGCATCATAACTTATCGGCACCCGCCTAAACCGGTCGGCGGGTTTAAGAGTTTTTTGAAATCCAACTTTATTTATAACTACGTCTGATACATCTAAACAATATGCATAACCTTTAAACTGATTTGACAATCCAATATAAGTAGAATCTTGGTTACGCCGACTGGATTTGTGGTCAACTATTGCCTCACCATGCGAAGACTGCACTACTAAATCTACGATGCCTTCATAGATGACTCGTAAGTTCTCGTCATCGGATTCGTAAATTATCCTAGCGAATGGCTTCTCTACATGGAGAGGGGTCCACAGTTCTCCGTCGAAAAACTTAAAATATTCAGTGGCATGAAAGATAACTTCTTCACTATCTTCCACATCCTGTTGCAAGTTTAATACAGCATGTTCCCGCCCGAGCCGCACTGCAATATCCACACACCGATAATAATCTAAATCAGGTCGTTTAATTCTCAGTGTGTAGAATACTTTAAATATCAGATGCAATAAATCTCCCGACTCCAATGCCTCAGCTTTGAAGTTCGGTCTTAGATTCTTATTGTGGTATAGGTCAGTCTTATAGCCGCATGTCTGAAGGCTATTAAGTAACTGACTATCCAACACTACGTTTCGGTCTATCATGTTAGTAAATCTTCCGATTGGAGCCGCATCTTATATCCATTTGGTGTAATGACTACACAGATATATCTACGCAAAGTATTATCCCAATGAACTTCCTCTACTGTGCAGATATGGTCGGTGCCTGCTATCCTAACAGTCTCACCAACTTTAATCTTGCACTCTTTAACCTTTATATCCGGTTGCATTGATAGCATCCTCTAAATCAATTAACACCCAATATTTTGGTCTGACATCTCTAGGGTCAGCCGTTACATGAAACTCATCTTCACTATATACGAACGCCGCTGCTTCAAATGGCCCATTATCCACTACACAAATCAGCGCGCGTCCTTCGGGAACTTCACTAAAGCTTTTAGGCTTATGTTGTAGTGCTTCCGCTCCCTCAAATCTAGACTGTATTTGTTGAAGCTTTCCCTTAGACTCCGGTAGATTTATATAATATCCCATCTTATTTACCCCTTAATTTACTTTTAATTGTTTGACTAACGCTTCCGCTCTCTCTAATGCCTGCATCTCTTGATTACCTGCCATAATGCATACTCTAGCTACTAACTCTCTATCACCTTTTGTGAACGCCAGATACTTCGGCCCGTCTATGATTATAAACGAAGCGTGAACGCCTGTCAAGGTCGGGTCGGCCAAGAATATTTGACTATACTTCTCTATCAGTAAGCTTAGTCTAACTTCAATAGCCTTTAAAACTTTAGCATCTGCTTCGGCTAACTCTTTCTTAGACTTCTTTGATTTGCTAGGCATCTTAGAGCCTCTTCAAAAGATTACTCAGATGTAGAAACTCAGGACTAACATACTGCTTGCTGATAAAATCCCTTAGCTCTGCCTGTTCTTTTCTATTCAATGTTAGCAATTCTGTTATTGGACTGCAATTCTTACAGAGATAAGCAAACTCTGCTGGATATCCCGATATCATCCCAGTATCTTGACAGTCTAAACATTTGAACATTTTAAATTCTCTCAACTGTTCTAATCTCTGTTCCTGCGGGAAGAAAGTATGACTCACTGGCTTCGCCCGGAATCAAATACTCTACTTCCACTAACTGCCCTGATATCGTTAAAGTCGCCGGAATCTTTTTAATTACTCTGCCTTCTAGCTGTGGAAATCTATTAGTTAACTCAGCACAAAGCCGGGAGCCGCGCATCCCTTTATGTGCTCGGACCAGATTTATAGCACACTCGTGCGCCTCTGTCATTAGGCCATTGCCCACTTTTTACCCCCACGCTTCTCATAGATTGCTGCCACCAAGCCGCGCACTGTATCTGTTTCATCCCACGCAATAACTTCTGAGTCTCCCATTGTTTGCTTTACTGACTGGCGTTTCTTCTCAATAAGCTCAGTAAACATTTCATCTACTGTGCCTACTGCAATAGGATACTTTGCCTGCACTATGTTGCGCTGCCCTATACGCTGCAATCTCTTCTCAGCTTGTTCTTCATTAGCTGGATTCCATTGCCGCTCCATCATAATTAGCACGTTGCAACTATCTTGCAGTCCGTCTAATCCCTCTCCCGATGCCAGCGTGCCAAGCACTAACACCCTAAGTCTAGGGTCATTACTAAACTTACGCTTGATATTTTCTTTAGTATCGTTGCTAGTTTTCTCAGTAATCGCTGCCCAGTCACAGTCGTTAGCTTTACATACTGTGTCTAGCTGCTTGATTAAAACATCGCGCGCAATATGGTGATGGAGAAAAACAATACACTTTTCTCCGGTGTTATCTAAAGTATCCTGAATATTTTCAACTACTGCACTTATCTTAGCGAGCGCCGTTATCTGGCGCATCTTGTTTAAATACGATAAGATATGCTGGTGCTGTGCAAAGCCGTTTAGTTCTCCTTCGTTAGTCTCTATGAAATCAACTAACTCGCCTTCGGTCCTGTCATATGCTTTGCGTAAATCTTTATCAATATCTAAGTATTGAAAATCCCTGATTAAATCAGGCAGGTCTGGCATTACATCTTTCTGCTCAAACCTAATGATGAAATCTTCAGTGTTCCGCCTAAACTCTAGCTCATTTCTTAAGCCACCCACTTTATAGCGATAGCCATCCCAATACTTATCTACGTAACGCGCCTCATAGTATGCTTGGCTTGGAAATCTCTCCGGCTTAAGTAAATTAAGAATAGAGAAATATTCGCCGCTGTGATTCTTAATAGGAGTGCCAGATATCCCCATGACGTAGGGTTTATCACGGCAGATTCTCCTGACATTATTTGCTCGTTGGCTTGTAGGATTCTTGATATGTTGGCATTCATCAATGATAACTGTCTTAACATTATCGAAAGCAGCATACTTTTCATCGCTTAGTCTCCGCAGTAAATCATACGAGATGATATACATCTGAGCGTTTGGGAGAATGAAATCACTAGAGCTTTCGATTATCTGAATCGGTAAATCTAGGTCAATCCAATTAACGGATTGCTTCATCCACTGGAATGCAAGATTGCTCTTGCAAATCACCATTGCCGGTAGCATCTTTGCCCTGTTAGTTCTCAGTGCAAGAGCCGCACAGATTGTTTTACCTAATCCCTGTTCGTGAAAGATTCCTACCCGACCACCAGCTTTTAAAATAAACTCCAGTGTATACTTCTGAAATTCAAATGGCGTATGGTTAGTTAGAAAGCTTTGTAATTTATCAGTTGGTTCAATTCTATCTAACTCTCTAGTAAACATTGAATGTCCGCATTGCAGCTTGACCATAAACTCCCGGCCAAACTTCAAACGCGAAACTTCAATAGCTACCTTTCCACAGTTTTTACATTTGATATGTTTTGTAACGCTAGCCATTATTTTTTCTTTTCTATGATTCTTAATTCACCGTAGATAACAAACTTAGTTCCTTTTTTTAGGTCTATTCTTAAACCAACTATTACTGGATATCCACACTCTGTTACTACTGGCGTATCGGATGGAAGAAAATTAATTTCATCTAATAGCTCACCTACTGTGCTTACTTTACCAGCCACAGCTAGCTCGCTTCGCTCGCTCGTTTCGCAGCCCACATCTTTTTACCGTTTGCCGCTAACTTTTTCCTGCCTGCTGGAGTCTGTGTCCAGTGCGGGCGATGCTTACCATACTTCCCGCCACCCCTAACTTTCTTAGGAGTCTTACCTTTCGCTTGCTCACTGATAATAGTCTGCGCTAGGTCAGCGTCATATCCCAGTAGGTCAAGCAGCATGTCTCTTTCTTTGTTTATTTCTTCCAGCCTTACTCTTGCGCCTAGCTTTAGAAGTTCTTGTTTTGATATAGTCATAATATTTAATCTGCTCAGTTATTCCCAGTTGGTCTGCTAGTAATGTTGCTATAACGAAACTGCTAGAGCAATTATACTGTGTAGCTATTGCATCTACACGTTTCTTAATTGACTCTAGAAGTGTTGCTGTCTTTGGGATACGTTTGAATCCTCTCGGTTGAATAAACATCTTCCTGTTCTCTCATCTTTGAACTTAATTCCACTATCTCTTGGTGAATTTGTTTGGCTGCCGTTGTTAATTCAAGATATCTACTCAGTAATTGTTTTCTTGTCATCTTTGTTTTGCCCAGTCTGTTAGTTTTTATATGCGTTAGTTTTCATTGCCATTAGTTTTTCTTTACTTTCCCGTTCTTCCTTCATCTCCGGGTAAATCTTCTCTATCATGCAATCGCAGAAACCCATACGCAGCATGGATAGTTGGATTCTCTTAAACAATATTGGATTATGCCGCATCATATCTACCAGATAAGAGCCTAGCATAAGCATATCGTTCTTAGTGCTAATCTCAGCAAAGGCGCGCGCGATTTTAATCACTGTTGGCGTTTCAGCTAACTTAGCTACTGCCTCTGTTGTCTCCAGTAAATCCTTAGCGAAGAAAGAAAAGATTTTCAGGTTCTCTTCCTCTTCATCCAACTTTACTGGAGAGGTTCCTTCCATTAGGAAATCTATTAACTCTTCCAGTGAATTAAAATCTTTAATAGTCATCTTATTGCCTATTGCCCAGTTAGTTAAAGTTGCTGCCCTGCCTAGAAGCCTTTGACACTGTATGCCTGTAGTCATAAAGTGCTGGCGGTCTTGTGGCTATGAACCTAGCTGCGGTTAGTGGATGACACCATCTTAATGAGTCGCCCCAATAAGACCCACATAACATTTTCTTTAGCTCACGCACTAGACTAGGACAGCATTAAACTATTTCTTAAACTCCCAGTTCTTTGCAAACTCTTCTAAAGTTTGAAAGTTAGTAGGGGGAAGCTCGTTATCTTCCTCACCTAATTCTTCTATTAACTTCTCTTCTTCTTTCCATTGTTCTTCTTCCTGAGCACGCCACTCACTATACTTACGTGATAGCTGGTGGTCAGTCAGACTGCGCGGGTCATTGGCTTTACCTAACCATCTAAGAAAGCATTCGATTCTTTCTTGTGCATCGTGGCCGTTCTCTTCACTAAAAACTGGCCCGAATGCCCAATCAGATGTAGAGCAATACATTGCCCCTATCTCACCGTCGTATAAGACGCGCACTCCCATATTAGTTTCCTTTCTTTAAACAAGACTTGCACATATATGCTCCATGAGTCGCATGTTTATAGGTCTTTAAATTACGGACCCTTTTTTGTTTCTTGCAAGTATCACAGATAAATCGTTTCATTTCACTTCCTCTAATTCGTTTTCGTAACCTATTACTTCCCCATACTGTTGAATTTCCCCACCAACAACTATGGCGAAACTAATTTCAGTGAACGGGTTAACTATCAAATCTCCAAGGTTATCATAGTGCTCTAGTGGAGAAAGATTATATCCCCCGTTGATATTACCGTGAAGCCAATAGACTTCACCTTTGAACTTTACTTTCTTGTGAATCATTACTAACTTCATAAAATTATGCTTACCAAATAGCTGAATTGCCTTTCGGGTTACTTACTATAGTCGGAGATTCTTACCATACTAGAAAGCGCGTAACAAGTATGGAGCGCCGAGCCTTAGTCGGTCTTTGAACATTCTATAGTTTTCTCCGTGTATCAGTAAGCATAAACTTAAACTAACCAGATTATCGTCTAGAGCGGCGAATATTCTTTTAGGATATCGTCAAGAGACACGAATAATCCAGTTAATATTACTAGTAGATAAAGGATGCTGATATGCCATCTTATAGCCGTCAACGCAATGGCTGCGGAGACTATAATAATGGTTACACTTATTTGTTTATGAACCTTGCGATGCATAAACTTATTCGTGCCATCCTTTACCTACCAGATTCAAACTACTCGATTCCTGAATGCCCGATTAAACTAAACAGTGCTAATTCTGCCGGGACGCCTTCCACTATGAATGGCTCCCATTCAGCGCGCTCTAGTATGTTAGCTATCACGTATGGTTCTTCTCTCAGCGCGGCCCTTAGATACCTATGATTCCCGTCAACTATGAGATGCGTCCCGTCTGGCATAGCCAGCACGATAATAGGATTGACTTCGCTAGCGTCTAACGCCAAGAGGCGCACTAGTCTATGCTTCTCGATTCCCCTATTACGTGCAATAAACTCTGCATGAACTAAATCAACTGGGATGCGATACTTTTGTAGCCCAGAATTTGATTTGATATACTCAGCGATGCGCTCAACTGCGAAAGTAGTCAGTTCTTTCGTGGAGTCATCTTCGTGAGTAAAAGTAATCTCGTTAAGTCTTAGCTCGCTTATGTGCATCTCTCTTACCTTTCTTAACTGGCCTATCTTGCCATTTCAGTAAAGAAGTTTTAATGCCGTTGAACTGCCCTTGAAACTTCTCAAACTCTCTGAGATTATTAAAGTTTATGTGATGTATCGAAACTACCCGCTGGATTATCTTATCATCATTCTCGATAGTGGTAGTCTCTACAATTTGTAAATCCCAAGGATACTTTCGTTCCCCCGGTAAATTAAACAAATTCACTTCATGCTTTCTAGTTTCAACTTTCTCAGTCTTAGTCTTGGGCATCGTTCTTCTCAGTAGAGACTTCCACTGCTTTAGTGTTATCTCAGCAATTTCGTCATAGACTACCAACTTCAACTTATAGGCCCAACTTTTTCATACGCTCTGCCATTTCTTCCGGTGTGAGCTTATCCCCAAACAAACTAGTTAGCTGCCCCTTTAAATCCAATTGCACTTTCTTATTCTTTTCTTTCTGGACTAGAGGCGACTTGAGTGCTTTAGGTGCGCCACCTTTGGGGACGTATGTAGAGTCTTCGATTCTTAGCTTATTCTGTTCGTCTAGGCTAAGAGTCGCAATCATCTTATTAAATTTGATTTGCGCTGCTTGCTTTGCGGTCTTCTTCCGTAGCAATTCAGCTTCTACACTAAAGATGTCTTCCTGCGTGGCGATGATAAAGGCGCGCACGTCTTCAACCGACATATCTTTGATATGCTCGACTGTCTGATTAAAGAATTCCTGATACTTATTAGAATCAGTAGCCTTCAGCCCTACTAGATTAGATTTATTTCTAGCTGCATCTTTCAAGCAGGTAGAGCATAGCTTTAGTGGATTGTTTGGATTCTCTTCCAGCAACTGTTTAGCATGAGCGCCACATTTACTGCAAGTAGGCCATGTCTGATATTCTGGAACTTCTGGTGGGATTTCTTTACTGGCTGCTAACTCTGAGTCATAATGGTCAGAGCAAAGCTTTAGTGTCTTGCCAGCATTAGACTTCAATTCTTTAACTTCAAACTTCGTAAGCTCTTTCTCGCAGATATCGCATCTTATCCCGAATACTGGAGTAGGCTTTACTTCTGGCGTAATTTCTGGCGCGGCTGGTAGGGGCCGCGCGTATTTTCCTAAAAGATTGGATATATCTATTGCCATTTGATTCCTCTAACTTATCAGAGTTAGTTTGGTTAGTTTGTTAACTAAACGAAATATGCTAATGGTTGACCGACGCCGCACTGTTGTTTGAACCATTGCTTATCAACTTCCAGCGCCGTAGCGGTCGCCTCTATTGCGATATGCAATGCCAGCGATGTTGTGAGAGTTGCCATTCTAACTTTACCATCTTCGGTGCGTGCAGCTAGCTCCTTTCGGATACTAGCTGCAATACCAACCGCGATTTCTTGCATGATTTCTTGTTTGGTCATAAACTATTGCCTAGTGAGGTTGGAATGGTCGGATAATTCTAGCAATTCTTCCGCTAGCATATCCTTGAGAACTTCGTAAACAGTTCTCGCAGTCTGGTCTTCGCTGAATCCCATCGCGTAAGAAACTGCAATGGCTTCAAACAACCAAAACTGGATAATCTTGGTGATTCTGTTGGGATTGTTGTCAACTTGCTGAACTGCCGTAACAAACTTCTGAATATCAGTCTTCAGTAAGCTAACGGTGACTACTTCAGCGTATGCTTTGAGCTTGGGACCGGTAATGTCTTCTGGCTTGCGTGGGCTTAAAAGTGCTTTTTCCATTGTCTCTCCTATATCAGTAGGATTGATTAACGTGTAAACTTTCTAACTTATCGCCTGCGGGATTCCGGGGATTCCGAGAATATCCCGGTAATTTTCCCGGTGATTTTCCCGGTATCCTTCCCCCCGATATTCCCAGCGAAAGTCTGGCCGGGAGAAGCCTGTAAGTCGTTCTCTGGTCGAGACTTGCACGGCGCGAAGCGCCGATGCTCTCTCTGTCCTTGGGTAGTCTAGCATAGGTATGGGCGGGTTGTCAATGCCCTCAAAAGTGGACAGTGTGATTGGGGTGTATATAGTATAGGATAGTTTGAATATAAAAAAAAAAAAAATAAAAAGAAAGAGACTAACTCACTACTCCCAAAGGCCCGAAAGGGTGTCAGGGGGTATGCCTATAAGGTAGGGGGGAGAGAGAGGGGCGCTCTAGGAGCCGCGCCTAAGTGCTTGTCTGGCAAGGGGATAGCGACCGCCGTTAATTTGAAAATCGGGGGGGAAAATCGCCGGGAAATTCGCCGGGAAAACCACAGGGAAAACCACCGGGAAAATCTGGATTTTACCCCTATTGTTTGAAAAACTTCCAGTAAATAATTTATCCCAGGAAAGTTAGTGAGATAAAAAAAATCCCCCTAGCCACTCAAGACTAGGGGGATTGTAGTTAGTCGGGTTGGTATGTAGATTAAAACCCGAACTGCGTGCGAATCGCTTTCTCAGCTTCGACCAGTGAGATGTTCTTCAGGGCTGCGAGCTTCTTCGCCATGCTGGTGATTGCCTTGTCGGGACCAGCAACTGAGGTAAGGAACTGTGCGCGAGCGGCCTGACGCGCATTGGCTTCCATGACCTGATTAAACCGGCTGAGAATCCATGCGACCATCAAATCCTGACGGTTCTCAGCAGTGACGGGAATCTCACCCTCTTTTTCGCCAACTGCGGCAACGGTTTCGTCCGCAATCTGCATCGCGTCTTCCAGTGAAGGAGCCTGCTTTGCGGTATACGGCACTTCCTGTTCCAGTTCGTTCCCGTCCTTGGTATACTTGACCAAGGTTGTTGCACTCTTCGTTTCGATTGCCATTGTTCTACTCTCCTGTTTATCTGACGTTTCCGATTGTTTGGGCTAGCCGTTCAGCGACTAGCCACCATGAAAAGCAGTCTAGCATAGGTGCTCTTGAATGTCAACACCTATTTTCGACCAGTGTCCAGATACTTGAAGGCCATTAGGACTGCGACCAGACCGGCCAGCAAGTAAGCAATAGAGGGAAATGCGGCAAAGAGCGAGAACGCGAGCAATGCCGCTAGACTCCAAAGGTAACTAATCATGTATGCCAGTATGAACTAGCTGGTATAAAAAGTCAAGCATAAAAAGAAATAAACTGGCGTTTATTTGTTTTGGGAATAAACTAAAATAAACTGGCGTTTGTTTGAAATCTGGGTACATCGCGCGGAGCTACCAACTGGATTCTTTAATTTGAGAAGTTTAATTTAAGACTGGGGCTTGTGAGATAAGGGTACCTTGCTGGATAAAGGTACCTTGCTGAAACAAGGTAGTGGGCTGCACAAAAGCCCTATAGAGTATCTGTTATCCTTAAATTAAAGGTTGCAGGCTCTATAGGGCTAGCTTGTGCGGGATGTTTTGCGAGCTAGGATATCAGCCTTCCATACTTCCGGCCCTAGCTGTTACTTTATCCCAAGCTTGATATCAAATTCGCCTTGGACTAGTCCGAGTCAGAGCCACAGCTAGTGATTTCGATGGTTAGCACGTTGCGCCACCTTACAGGCTCATTCCCGAAGCAAGTAATATCGTATGCGTTGTATCCCTTGTATGTAATCCGCTGCACGCTGATAAGTCTCGCGGTGAATTCATTACGCGGGTTTTCGCCGTCCGTATAGGTGATAAGAATGTCCATTGTTTAAAAGCCTCTCATATTGAATGCTAGACGGTTTGCAGTCCCGTCTAGCGGTTAGTGTGCCGCGTAGCGGCGTTAAGCGTTATCGAGAGTAACTCCGAGTAATTCAAGCTGAGCCTTAATCCAAGCCTCAGCAGCTTCCAGCTTTTGCCATTGGACATCTAAGCCATATGCGCCCGAAATGTAGATATCCGTATCAGCGGGTTTTTTGTCGTTATTGCGTGCGTAATCCGTAAAGCTTCCGCAATTGAATTCTGCTGATTTTTTACCGTCGATACCCATCGTCGATAAAGCTTGAAAGCAAAAACCGCGCATGAATGATGGATGGGCTAAGGCATAGCAAATCTGGTCGTATTGCGCGTGATAATCGAGATTTTTTAGCGGTATCTCAATATGGTGAATCAGCCGTGAATTGAAGTTAGAACCAATGCGATAGATGGCCTTCAATTCAACACGTTTTCCCGCAGTCTCCAGTGCATCTATCAGCGCCATGATTGCGGAACCTTTTGCGATAAGCAAGGGAACCTCTACCATCGCGGAAGCTACAACGTTCACGACAATTTTAACAATCGGCCCGTTAGAAGACTCGCGCATGTCTTCAGTCTCGAAATAGCTCATAACGGATTCAGGCTCACCAGACATAACACGCGCCATGTCGTATCCATAATCGCCCGTCGTATCGAAATACAATTCAGGCTGTAGAACGTGCGATGTAATGTCCAGCTTGTCAGCTAGTGCCTTGAATTTTTCACGTCCTTCCGGCCATCCCTTAGTCGCCAGCTTTTGAGCCTCAGCCAAGCTGCTAACGTGCGAAAAGCTACGATTTTTAAGGCTAGCCATTGCGTTATAGTTTGGCTTGCTCACAAAAGACTCTGATATTTTCTCGATAAATTCTGAGAAATTTTCAAAGTAAAGCTGGCTCAGATTTTCCGTTGTTTCGTATCGCATTATCGAATCCCTGCTTCAAGCTTGCGCCTATCGTCTGGTGAGACTCCGAAAAACAGAACGTCGGAGTAAACGTCTTCCAAGCTACAGCCATCGTCCAAGAGTGCTACGCCGTTTTCGATGTTACGTGTTCCGAAACAGGCGCGAATACCTAATTCATTTTGCTTTGCGCGAAGCTTCCATACAAGCTTTACGAAATCTGGCTGAGTAGCACCTAACTTTTGCTCAAGGTCTGTATCGTAAAGCCACTCGATGCCGACGAAACGATTCAGTGTCGCCATGTCCAATTGTTTTCTATCGGGATGCATACGATTACCGCCATGTCCGAACGTGTTAGCAGCAGCGATAATTCTGAAATTCTCATGCTTTTTGCATGTAACCGTTTTGTTTTCGTCGCCATGGTCAGCAGGGAACGAAACGTAATCGTTAGCGATAAGAGAATTCAGATACGTCAGCGCGCCAGCACTTGCAGAATCCATTTCATCTACAAGTAACAATCCGCCGTTCACAAATGCATCGCGTATGACCGTCCAGACTGCTTTCCCGCTTGCGTCAGTGAATCCGAAAAAATCAGATTTCGATGTTTGCGGGCCTACTGAGATAGGGCAGAATTTCAGACCGAGAATTTCAGCAGCTTTGAATCCAGCAGTAGTCTTACCCGTTCCAGCAGGGCCGACCAGCAGAACGTTACGCTTGAGCCTGAGATAACGCATAAGCTTTGGCATTTGAACGTGACATGAATCGAAACGCTGTAATTCAGTCCCGTTGCTGTCGTGAATGACAAGCGTATGCTCAACACGTTGAATGCCGGAAAGCTGCTGTTTCAGCTTGGCAATTTCGGCCAGCATTTCAGCTTTCAAAGCTGTTTCAGTCTGGCTGATTTCAGCTTGCACGTTTGGCCGGATAATGCTGTAGAGCGATGTCGATTCGCTAGTGATTGGCTGAGGCTGAGTCTTCTCAGGCTGAGGCTTGAATTCAGGCTCTGGCAATTGCTGAGTCTGGCTAGGTTTTTCAGTCTCAGACTTTGGCAGTTCTACTCCGCCGAAATTCCGTTCTGATTCAGGGATAAAATCTGTCTTCGGGCCGGTAGTTCTCAGCCCATTTTTGCAGTAATGCACGCTGCCATCATCGACGTTGTGTTGACGGATGCTGCCCGTCGTGTTTTCCCAAGTGAAAGACGTTTTGCAGTGAAAGCAAGTATGCACGCGTTTCGTTCTAGCCATCTAAAATCTCTCCGTTGTCAGCTTCTAATCCCTAGCTGTTGGGTTGCGCTGAATGCGCTTACAGCTAGCATAAACCCAATGTCAAGCGTTTCACGTTTTTGTTAGCATTTCGTTAATGTTAGTTTAATAACATATAGCTTTACCGGTAAAGTACTGGGGTATTCTGTGCAATTGTGATTTATTTCACAAGCGAGCGCGCCTATAAATAATGTTAAATTAAAATCATATGGTGCTGGGAAAATATCCAATACTTTACCGGTAAAGCTGACGGTAATTTAAACTACCCCATATGCCCAGAATTGTCGGAACCCCCGCGCCTTGGTCGGACCAAAAGCTTAGAGACACTCGCTATATCATACTTAGCAATTTAATTCATCGAATATATACAATCAAATAACAATCCTTTTTTCCTATAAAATTTTTATAAATTTCACACTCATACACAGCCATAGCGGGCTTCGCCCGCCTATCCCACCAGAGCCGCTAGGAGCCTCTATATAAGGATGCAACCAAGCCGGAATAGTGGACTGGCCTGTTGCCCTCAATCCCCTTTTAAATCAACGATTAGACCCCTTCTCGCACCTATCAGACGACCAGACCCGTCCCGTTCAGGAGCCGCACAGGGGCAATCCCGACCAGCCACATTCAGCCTAAAAGTTGCTGAGTATAACTCCCCGCCAATTAACATTAATTGACAAAAAATCCATCTTCGGCTATAATCCTCTCGCAAGACGCTCCCCCACTCACAAACTATAAAATTTATATATTAGGAATGGATATGTTAATATCTGTAGCGGAAGCTTTAGAAAGACTAGAGTCACCGAATAATCTAGCGAATCGGCGTTCAATCAATGACGCTGATACTCGTAAAACTATTAGGATGAGACTCCCAGAGCATCCAGCGGATACGACTGCAATAGTTCCACTTCACAACGGCGGGCGTAGACCTGGGGATAAAAATGTTAGTGAGGAAGATAGAGCAAATATCGGCGCAGAGGCTCAAATTAAGACTCTCGCTGAAGTAGCAGCAGATAACAATGTTAGTCTCCATCATGTGCATGAGCTTTCCAATGGAATGCACTCTACTGCACAAGGCCAAGACCCAAACTTGGTCAATAACATAAATGAAAAGCTAGATGAACCCCATCAACTAGCTCTCAAGAAACTCACCTCTACACTACTTTCAATAGACGAATCAAAGTTAGCTAAAGAGAAGCCTAAAGATTTGGCTAATATGGCGCGCGCCCTCGCCGGGGTTGCAGAGCATACCGCACCGATTAAACATAAGGGGGCGGAAGAAGATGCCCTAGCTGGTTGTCGTTTAGTGGTATACGCTCCTACTTTGAAGACAGAGAACCACTATGAAACAGTTCAGGTTGCTGCACCAGTTAAAATTTTAGATTAAGGAGACTAATGCATGAGGATTACTATCAAGACAGACCACGGCTATCTTAGTATTCAACCTAACGGAACGATAGAGTTTCGTGAAGTAGCAGGGGGATGGGAGACATTTAATGTTGAGTCTCTTGACCCTCTTAATATTCAAGTTCCCCCCACAACTCCACCTGACAGCGGCGGCATGGCACCTCAGCCCACTTCGGACTATGTAGCTTACGTGAAAGATAAATTACTAAAGCAGGGTAAGAATCTCAGTGGCGCATGTGGTGCATTTGAAGTCACCAAGAATGTCGCATGGGATTTGCGTAATTATGGCTATGGTCTACTGGATAAGCCGTCTGGGAATATGTGCAGTGGCTATGCTGTAGATATCGTCATGTTGCCAGATGGTAGGGGATGGGATATTCTTGGGGATGGCGGCGGTGCTAACCAACCTCAGTGGAATCAAACTGAGATAGAGGATGGCGTTGCGAGATATCGCCCGGCGGTGACTCCATGAATAATATTGGATGGGCATTAGAACAATTGATTCATGGTAATAAAGTAAGGCGAGCAGGCTGGAACGGACCTAATCAGTGGCTTGGATTGCAGGTGCCAGATAAGAATAGTAAGATGACTTTGCCGTATATCTATATCTACACAGTGCAGGGAGATTTAGTTCCTTGGCTGGCATCCCAGACAGATATTCTTGCAACAGATTGGGAAGCGATTCAGTAAATGCCACTAACATCTATCTCTCCCGGACCAGTATGGAATATACTTCAGGGAGTAGAATATGCATTAATTAATGCACCATGCAGAATTACTGCTGGTGTGTTAGTTCAGCGCAGCAATACTCTAGGGGGAGCCTACTCAGATTGGGTAGGCTCTACTGGAGCTATACTGAATCCTAAAGGTGGATTCATTAAATGCGTTACGGGTAATACGACCATTAAGGCAGTAAAGCTGAAGATGAAGGAACTTTAGGGAGTAAGCCATGCCATTAGATAGGGAGTCACCAATCAAGCGAACTAAGATAGCCAAGATGGGTATAGCCAAACTTCGTGAGGAAGGTAAGGCTTATAAATTAACTCCTGAAACTGCAAGAGCAGCAGTAGAAACAAGATGGCGTAACGCGCGCCTCCGAAAGCAGAAAGAACTAGAAGATGCGATGATTGCAGCAAACGCGCGCAAACCATAGCAATAAGTGATGGAAGAAATCAAGGGTAATTCGGGTAAGATATGGCGTCCACACTCGAAGCAGGAAGAATTTCTTCAGTTACCCTTCTCTATCTTTGAAGGCTTCTTCGGTGGAGCCGCAGGCCCAGGCAAGACGGAAACACTAATGATGTTTCCTATTGTGCATGGGTTCTATAAGCATCCCGGCTTTAAAGGAATTCTACTGCGCCGCACGTTTCCAGACTTAGAGAAAGAGATAATACTAAGAAGTCAAGAGTATTTCCCACTAACAGGCGGGAAGTATAATGAACAAAAGAAACGATGGTCATGGCCGTGGGGCGCATACTTTATCTTTGGACATGCTGAACATGAGAAAGATATACGTAGTTACGATTCTGCTGAATATAACTATGTTGCTTTCGACGAACTTACTCACTTCACAGAGTTTCAATATCTTTATCTCGTTCTTACTAGGTGTCGTAGCAGCGACCCTAGTTTACCTGCTATCGTCCGCAGTGCTAGCAACCCTGGGAATATTGGTCACTCGTGGGTTAGAAAAAGATTCATCGAACCATATAAAGAAGGTGGGCGGATATTAGAAGAGAAAGTCAGAGATATTACTGGTAAGGAAGTAACTAATAAGAGAATCTTTATACCAGCATATGCTACTGATAATCCTACTCTACTAAAGAATGACCCCGGCTATCTCGCAAGAATGGAGATGCTGCCGGAAGCTGAGAAGCGCGCAAAGATTCATGGAGATTGGTGGACATTTAGCGGGCAAGTCTTTAGGGAATTTCGTAGTGAGAAATTTCCAGATGAGCCAGCGAATGCAATCCATGTTGGGGAGCCAGTAAGAATACCCGATTGGTGGCCGCGATTCGCTCATTTTGATTGGGGGACTACCGCAGCGACTGTTGGTTACTGGGGCGCACTATCTCCAAATAGTAAGCTATATGTTTATCGGGAATACTCAGAAAAAGGTAAGAAAGTATTTGATTGGGGAACTGACTTCAAACAACTTTCTTTTGGGGAAAACGTTAGGCGAGTAGGTCTGTGTCATTCAGCATTTGCACAACGTGGTGAAGAATTTACACTAGCGCAGCAGTTCCAAAAGTATGCTGGGATGGAACCGGCTAGTTCGGGAAGAGATAGAATCGGTGGGAAGATGTTACTCCATGATTTCCTGAGATGGAAACCATTGGAGACAATTAGATTAGATAAGTCGGAATTCGACCAGACACTAGCAGATAAGATATATAGATTCTATGGGGAAGCGAAGCTAAATGAATACTTAGCTCACTTCAAAGACCCTGAGCCAGAAACGAATATTCCCCGGCTCTATATATTTGATTCATGCACTGAGCTTATCAATACCATACCGCTCTGCGTGTACGATGAAACAAATAAGGAAGATGTCGCTGAGTTTGATGGAGATGACCCCTACGATTCAGTGCGCGGCTTACTCAAGATATGTGATAACTATTTACGTGAAGCGCGCGCAGATAGAAGCAGGGACGAAGCCGTAGAGAAAGTAATGAATAAGTTAGAAGTAACTAATGACCAGACTCAGTTTTATCGCCAAATGGAATTCCTTGACGCAAAGAATAAGAAACCTGTTTTTGGCGTTAGGCGGCCTAGTCGCTTTGGTCGGAGATAAATTGAGAAATCTATTTGCCTGTCGGGAATGTAATAGATTAGAGGCATTAGTTTTATCGGAGCGTAACAGAGGCAATGATTTACTAGGCTTGCTGAATCAAGCGAACTTCCAATTAGAAGTTGAACGCGAGCACTCTAAACTTCTAGAAGATAGATTTTTGAATTCTATCGGGGCAGCTCCCCGTAGTGAAGTGCGGGTATCGGTCCACACTGACATGAAGCCTTTTGGTGGCGTTGAGCGGCTAGGCACTAAGATTACTAGATTACAGGAAGCTAGTAAGGAAAAGCTCAAGAAGAGATTAGCCGAAGAAGAAAAGAAAATAAATAATGGCTGACCTATTCGAGCAAGATTTAATGCAAGACCCCATGCAGGAAGAAGCTGACGCCGAAAGTCAGCCCCTCCCCGATATGGAACTCACTGAGTCAGTAGGGACTGAGGAACAATCTCAACCCGAAACTCAGGAGCGTGGGCCATCAGGTTATCCGCCCGAAGTAGAGGCGGCACTAATTGCATTGGATGATTTCTTTGCTAAAGAAGATGAAGGCATGAGGAATAACATGCTTTCATTCTGGAAGAAGTTAGAGAATTATTTTGGGGGAATTCAAAGAATCTTTTGGGATTTCGATGCTGAAGAGTGGAGAGGAATTGATTTAGATAATCTTGACCCGTCGATGTATGATAAGATTATCAATATCTATCGCGCGCACGGAGAAGCCATTATCGCTGCACTTTCCATTAAATTACCCAATGTAAACTTTCTTCCCGATGATGCAGATGAAGTAGATGATATTAATACTGCAAATGCATACAGCAAGATAAGCGAACTAATCTCAAGACATAATAATGGTATTTTGATTTTCATCAAAGCATTGTTTATTCTATTTAATCAAGGAGTCTGCGCCGCATATATCTACAATAGAAAGAAGAATGATTATGGCACAGTGGATGTCCCTGAGTATGGCGATGATGTTAGTGTTGTTACTCACACTCTCACTTGCCCTGTCTGTCAGGGGTATATACGTGAATTTCAGGATAAGAAACCAGCGAGCGCGACTCAGGGAGCGCAGCCACCGCAGCCGGGAATTAATCCGGAAGCACCACCTAATACACCAGCGGGGGCACCACCCCAGTCGATGAATACACCGGGGACATTTCAGCAGCCACCTAATGCACCACCTCCCCCTATGCCAGAAATGGGTGGAATGCAGCCACCTTTACCGGGAATGGAAGAAATGCCCCAGTTAGAGCCTTGCCCTAATTGCGGTGCTGAAGTAGAACCGGAAGATAATACAGTAGATGAAACATTCCCACAAATTGTAGGCTACACCAAAGAAGCAAAGTCGCGCACAATAATAGATGTCTTCGGTCCCATGTATGCTCATATGCCATTCTACGCGCGGCACCAAGAGCATATGCCATACATTAGACTTCGATTTGAGCAGCACTTTTCGCTCATCAAGGCAATGTATGAGAACCTGCGGGATAAAGTTGTGGGCGGGACAGACAGCCAGAATTTTGATAGGGAAGTGCGCGCGTGGAATAATTTAGATGACGCCTATTCTACTAATCTAGTAACGACCACATGCGCGTGGTATCGCCCGTGGGCTTACGAAGTGTTAGACTTGGAATCCGTTAAGAAGCTCAAAGAATATTTTCCTGATGGAGTATACTTTGTAAAGTTTAAGAATAACATCGCAGAGGCGCGCAATGAGAAGTTGGATGAACACTGGGAAGTTACTTATAATCCATTCTCTAATTTCATCCACGCCGACCCGATGGGGAAACCACTTGCTCCGTTGCAGGAAATAAGAAATGAAATAACTGACTTAGCATTAGATACGTTTGAGCATTCAATCCCTGAAACATTTGTAGATACTGGCGTTTTAGATTTCGATGCATACCAGAAATCACAAGCACGCCCCGGAATGAAATATCCCGTCAAGATGCCAATGGGACGCGGACTAGCAGATGCATTTTATACTGACAAGCCAGCAATGATGTCAGATGAAATGAAAGAATTTCGTAAAGCAGTTGACCTAGACGCGCAATTTGTAACGGGTAGCTTCCCATCAATATATGGCGGTCCTGCTACGGGGGGAAGTAAGACTGCGAAAGAATACTCTGAGAGCCGCGCGATGGCTCTACAAAGATTAAATACTACATGGTCAATGTTGAAACATTGGTGGGCCAATATAATGTCTAAGGCCATACCACTATACATTGATGCATTAGTGGATGATGAAAAGTTCGTGAAGAAAGAGGGATATACTGGATTCACGAATGTTTGGATTAGGCAAGCTGAGCTTTCTGGTAAAGTGGGAAGAGTTGAACCAGAAGCTAATGAAGAGTTGCCTAGCAGCTTTGCACAATATAAAGGTATCTTGATGGAGCTAATCACTCTAAACAATGATGCCATTAATCAGGCAGTCTTTAACCCACAGAACACGCAGAATGTCGCGCGCGTCTTAGGGTGGCCTGAATTCTATATACCGGGACAGGACGACCGCGATAAACAGTATGGGGAAATTTCTGAAATCTTACAGGGGATGGAAGTTACTCCTGAGATTGGTGTGGATGATGACATGGTTCATCTCCAAACGACTAGAAGTTGGGCTGTATCGCCTACTGGAATCGCTACTAAGAAATCTAATCCCGAAGGGTATATGAAAGTTGTGGCGCACGGAAAAGCGCACATGGATAACATGATTAAGATGAGAGAGGGTAATGCTTTCTCCCAGCCGGGAGAGCCTAGCCCAAGTAATGCTGATACGGCTGTCGAATAGGATAAATTAATGAGAATCTTCTTTGAAACACCCGGAGATAAACCAGCATTGGGAGTTACTGTTCCCGGTGAAGGTGCAGATGACTTTAAGAATGACCTAGACCTACTGGGTGTAGAGGAATATAAAGAAACTAAACCTGCTGCTGGGGAGTCAGAGGAAACAGATGGTGACTTGCCAAAGAAGACCAAGAAGGCTGACGAAGAATCAGATGCTGTCCCTGATGAAGACGGCGAAGCAGAGCCTGATGAAGAAGTCGAAGAGGAAAGCGAAGAAGACGCTGATAAGAAATTAAAAGCTAAAGAAGATGAAGAACCTGAAGAGGATTTAGTCAGGCATTCTTACTCTGCGATAAAGAAAGAATATCCAGAGTTATTCAAAAAGTTTCCGGGTTTAAAGCAAGCATTCTTTAGGGAGCAGGAGTTTACTAAACTCTTCCCAACAATAGAGGATGCTAAAGCTGCCGTAGGTGCATCTGAAGTTTATCAAGAGATGCGAATGGCAGTTATCACTGGGAACGCTGAAGAGTTTTTGGGACAACTGAAGACATCTAACGCTGAAGCTCTGGAGAATTTTGCTGGTAATTTTCTGCCAGACTTACGTAAAGTAGATAAGCAGCTTTTCATAGATGTTACCAGCCCAATAATTAAAAACTTATTGAGGTCAGTATTAGTTGACGGAGCAGATGCTAAAGATGAGAATATCGTCGCTGCTGCTAAAGTAGTGCATCATGCTATCTTCGGTGGGAAGTATGATGATATTGGCGATGAAGTTAAGCCAATGGGCAGGCAACGCGCGCCTGCCGATGACCCTGATAGAATGCAGCTTAGTAAAGAAAAGCAGGAATTCTATCAGACGAAGTTTAATACTTTAAGAACTGAAATCTGGAATGATATCGAAGCATCAATAAATAAAGATATCGAGAAGGGATTGGACCCGACTAATTCCATTAGGCCGGGACTAAGAAAACTCATCACCGAAAAGATATTTAGTGAAGTCACCAAGAAAATAGCTGGTGACGAACAACACATGCAACGGATGAATGAGTTGTGGCGGCGTGAGGCAGCTAATGGGTATAGTGGTAAGCTTAAAGAGAGTATAAGAACAACGTATCTCTCGCGTGCAAAAGCGATTATACCACCTATCCGTCAGAAGGTTCGCGCGGATATTACGGCACAACAGAAGAAGGAAGATACGACTAAGCGGGATAAGTTAGGGAAGAATGCTGGAGCTGACCGTAGTGTTCCCGGTCCTACTGGAAGTAACAGAAAGTCAGCAATTACAGCAAAAGAGGCAAATTCTAAAAGAATGTCAGACATGGACATTCTAAATTCTTAGGAGTTAGAAATGCAAACAGAATCAATGGTAGTTGCGACGGAACTTGAAAGAGTTCTGCCGAAAGTGCCAACCCTATTTGATAGGGATGACGTTTTCTATAGCTCAGTCGAGAAGACACCAGTTGAAGTTGTCTCAGCGAGGGATATGAGAATCCCTCTGGAATTGCGTCCCGGTGGATACTTTGGTTACTTTGACGCTGAGAACGGAGACTTGGGAGTTGGCGATGGCCCAACATATGACAAGGCTGTTATCAGCACTGTCAATATGAAGCATGGCATTCAGTGGACTACGAAATCCGAGTGGGCGACTGATGACAAGCGGAAGGCCGTATTGCAGAATCTTCGTGAACTGCTTGCCAAGTCGATGAAAGAGTTTCGGCGTCAAGTCGATTCACAGTGCATGACGGCGGGCACTGGCGTATTGGCGACGGTTACGTCATTCGTGACGGCTGGCGGCAACGATACCATTACCTGCACGACTGATGGTTATGGTGTGCGCCTCATGCGGTTTGGTCAGCGCGTGAGCGTCTATAACGCAGCGCGGACGGTGAACAAGACTCCCGGCGGTCCAGTAAAGATTAGCGCACTGGACTTGGCTAACAAGACATTCACGATTCCAGCTACTGCGGGTATCGCAGCGGGCGACGTGATTCTGCCGGAAGGTCTTACCGGAACAACGCCTGTCGGTCTTTATGGCGTTCCCTATCATGTTAGTGCTTCTACTTCAGGAAGCTGGCTGGGATTGCCCCGGTCTACCACACCGGAAGTTGTGGCTAACAGGGTGAACGCTGCGGGCGCGCTCGCACTGCCACACGGAAGACTTGCCATCAATAAGATTGGTGACAGGGTTGGTATGGATAACAATTTCAAGCCTATTGCTTGGATGCATCCCTGCCAGAAGCAAGCCTATGAGGAACTGGGTCAGATGGTCAGCATCATACAGAAACAGCCTAAGCAAGAGGGGCTGGATTTGTATTTCAATGACAACATGCAGCTTGCTGGCGCTCCGATTCGCACTTCCTATTCGTGGGATAAAACACGAATTGACTTCCTCATCAACGAGCTTTGGGGCCGCGCTGAGATGAAGTCAGCAGGATTCTATGAAGTAGATGGACGCCGTATCTTTGAGATGCGCGGTCCTTCAGGTGGAGTTGCTACTAGCCAGGTTTTCTATCTGGTAGTCAGCTTCAATCTCTTCGTGAAGAATCCCGCAGCGTGCAGCTATATCGACGGGCTTGCGGTTCCAGCAGGTTACTAATTGGTAAGTTAACATGAGAAAGCTGCTGTTTATTGCGCGGCTCATCAGGTTAATTATCAAAATCAAAAAGGGTTGACGGGCTAGGTTAGTGAAGTCAGGCTAACTGCTTGAACCGGGGATAGTGGGCTTAAGTAGGAATAGACACGCTGGCCTAGCCGTCATATAGCATAGGAGAATTGAAATGCCGAACGTAGATTTTGGACAAATTGGTGCAAATATTGGAAGTGCTACTGGGCCAATCGTGGGACCAGTGTTGGCGTCAGCCGCTGGATTAATGCCAGCACCCACGCATCGAATTCACCACGTATCGGGCGCACTGGCAATCACTCTCATTCCGTTGCCCTATCCGGGCTTTCAGGGTGATTTGATTTTCATCCCCGATGGTGCATTCACTGGTGCGACTGGTGGAGTAGCCACGGATGTTAACAAGCCTGTTGGGTTGGCATTCACCGCTGTTGTGGGAAGACCGCTTCGGTTGACCTACGATGGCAATATGTGGTATCCCGGTTACTAAGATAGGAGATGGGGAGCTAATAACTCCCCATTTTTTAAAACATGGTTGACAAAAATCAATTCGTCACCGGGGAAAAGTTACCAAGTCAGACTATTCCCGGTGAAAATCCGGGGGCTACTCAGCTTCCTGCTGGACAGAAGCCTATTGGTGGATTGCCTAATCCAATCAAGCCATCAGTGCCAGCAACAAAGCCAGTGGAACCATCGAAGCCTAAAGAGCCAGAAGCTCCTAAGTTTCCAGTGGAAGCTGAACTAAAGCGCATGAAGAGTGAGCAAAAAGATTTGCAGTTTCAGATTGTTAAGAGTGCAGATGAAGTAAAAGCTGCATTAGCTGGGCGCGCGATAGGCGAAATCCCAGTAACAGGTGGCGACCCCTATTGGGTGGCTGTGGCGCACCATCAGGATGTATATCGTTTACTCAAGAATCTGGAAGATAAGATTCTCACTTACCAAGAATGGGGTAAGATACCTCCTGAGCCTCCAGTCGCATCGGCACCGCCAGTAGTTAACTCACTCAATCCTTCCTCTGCTGCATTAGGGAGTCCATCTTTTGTTCTGCATGTTATGGGAACTGGATTTGACCCCGCTAGTGTAATCGTGTGGAATGGAAGTAATGAGCCTACTACTTTCGTGAGTCCCACGGAAGTGACTACTAGTGTGAATATGTCTACTGCTGAAGTAGCAATGCCTATTCCAGTAGCAGTTCGGAATCCAGATGGTGTAACATCAGCAGCTAAAACTTTCACACTTACTGCTGCACCGGGAACGCTGTCAACGAAGTTGCCAGATAAGAAGTAAGTTATGTCTGAGGACATTACAATCAATCGGTGGCTGAAAGATAGCTATGGTAATGTTCCTTGGGCAGATTTACCACGATATCGGGTAGTGTGGACTACGGGCCTGACAGAAAAAAGGTTTATCAAAGATAGACAAGTTTTCTCAGGCCCAATTTATCTTCGGACTGAAACTGGTGTGTTTACAGTGCCGAAGTATCCTTTTGCTAAAGATAGGTGGGCATTAGAGTGTTGTATGCATCTTCCGCCTGAATACGGAATAGTTGATGCGAATCACACTTATGAACCTATCTTTGTAATGCAAGATAACAAGGGTAATTTTCTCCCGTTAGAGAGGCGCGCAATAGCTATTATAGTTTTCTTCCATCAGCATCCAGATTTGACGAGACTCTCGCCTACTGACGTTGCTGAGATGGAAAAAAGAATTGACGCGCAAGAAGTGGCAGAGTTTGAAGCAAAGTTAGAGAATGAAATGTCTGACCCATATCAGATAGATTTGATTGAATAGGAGCTAGAAAATGCCAAGCCCGTTGACGGTCAGTGAGATAATTAATAAGAAGACAGAGATGCAGAAGAATGTGGATAAGTCTGTCTGCACTGTGATTAGTGGAGTGCCATTCAGATTCAGTGAATCCAAACCGGGATTGTTTCCCATTGGATTGTTTACTATTCCACCAGTGAAAGAAATAGGTCAAATTAACTCACTGATTATCAACGAAGGATTCTACTTCAGATATGTTGGTGAAGGGAAATCTATCGAGCAATATGAGAAGGCACCAGTTATCGCTAACTCAGTAGTAATGGATTACGTTAATGCTCAGATTGGCGTAAACATTACTGATTTTGAGGAAGATAAACACGCGCGCCCCGCGATATTTTGGGTGTTTGGGTCGCACACTAACGAAGAAGCGCGGGCATACTTTAAGACCGAAATCGAGCTAGCTTTACTCCAACAGCGTCAATGGTTTAATGCGTTGGTTCAAATAGCTGACGATGATTGGGCTAAGAATCACATGCATCGTGGCATTAGTGATTTGCAGCGATATGCTGCTCATGCACTAAATCTTCGCAAAGAGTGGATGAATCCCGCTGCGATGAACGCACAGCCTGATGTATGCCCCGCGTGCAAGTCGATGATTCCCGGTGGCGCACTGATTTGCCAGATTTGCCGAACGATTATCAATCGTGAAGCATACGAAAAACTTAATTTGAAACAGGCGGTCTAACATGCCGGACACTGCACAAGACATAATAAATGATGTAGGGGCTAAGTTAAATGACCCCTCATTGTCTATTTATACCAGCATCGTGCAGTTACCCTTCACTGCAATTGCTGGTAGAAAATTAGAATCGTTACTGGAACTAAATGGTATTCCCGTCCTTAAACAACGTAGCACAGTTATACCGTTACCAGTCGGGGACACAGTTCTACCCACCTATCCGACTGACTTCGTGCAACCCATTAACTTATGGGAGAGGCCAGCAGGTTCTACTGACGGGTTTAGTGAAATGGAGCAAAGGGATTGGGAGCCGGATGTTTTGCCAGATTTATATCTGCGAGTCTGGGCGTGGAGAGATAATAAAGTCCAATTTATCGGCTCAACGCAGGACAAGGATATCAGGTTAGATTACTATCGCACACTCAATCCGTTAGTGGATGTAACTGCTAACGTAGAGGTTGCTGGCTCAAGGAACTATCTATCTGCTCTCACTGCTCAGATGGTAGCTAGGGATGTAATGAATAGTCCATCCAAAGCGGCAGAGCTTTACATGGAAGTTAAAGAAGAAGAGGAGAAATTAATCACTAAGTTAACGAAGAGGTTACAAGGGCTAGGAGTTCGACGACGAGCCTATCGGGGGTATGGGAGAAGAGTTATCAAGTAACAACTAACAACTACAATTCGCTTCGGATTGTCGCCTCAAAAGGAGAGGCTAAACATGGCAGTTTTGACAACCAGAAGTATTTGGGCCGCACTATCGAATCAGCTAGTCAATGTGGGAACTTTACTGGCCCCAGACTGGCAGATTGTCACAAAAGCTACTTCGCGGACTTTGAGTTCTAAAGTATCAGCCGCTCAAATTAACGCGGGCTATACACTCCTGCCAGCAGTGCCGGGATATAAGTATCGTTTGATTGATGCTTACCTGGTAGCTATTGGTGGTGCAGTTACCGGTCCTACCACAATAGACATCAACGGCACACAAGCTGCGGCTTTAGTTAAGCTGTTGTCGGTGGCAATTGCTGCACTGACACAGAATGCCGTAGTGCGCGCGGGCGCTGCTAACGCTACTGTATTAGCAGGTGGCGCGTCATTCGACGAGTGCGATGTCAACACGCCAATCACAGTGACTAGGGCTGGCACCGATATCAGTGTGGCAACTCACGTTGATGTCAACGTAACTTACGAAATGATAAAGGCTTAACCATGTCAATCATCACCATACTAGTAGGACTGTTAATTTTCGCAGTTGTCTATTGGGCCGCGGTGAAGATTATGGCAGCGTTTGGAATTGGAGAACCAATATCAACAGTCATCATTGTAGTATTGGTGATTGTGTTTTTAGTTTGGGTATTGGGTGCGTTGGGTGTGGGTCCGACACTAATTAAGTAGTTAGATGGTCCCTGAGCTATTTGGGGCGCAAGTTGTTAGGGAGTGTGTTACTCTTAAAAACTACAATCTATAAAAAATATGGATGGGAATGCTTAGGAGAAATTCGCGCTTTTCCCAAGAAAGCCGATTGTAGATTGCTAACAAGCCATAACTTTTCGAGCAAATAAAATGCAGCTACTTGACCATAACCCAATTGAAGTAGAAAACGTTAAGGGATTATTTGGTCGGGGGGAGTATGAAGATACTGTTCCCCCTGACCATCTAATCGAATCCATGAATGCTATTACTCTGGGTAGAGAAATTAAAACCAGAGATGGCTTTCTACAGGATATTACTATTCCTAACGTTAGACGTATTTGGGAATATAAAAGAACAGGGGAAGCCTCACGGCTTCTGGTATTAAATAATATTGGTCAGCTTTACGATACTACACTAAGTCTAGCTACACCAATTTTGACTATTGCGGCAATGACAGACTTCTCAGCAATTAGTCAATTTAATCGGGCGTATATCACTCCCCATAATGGTAATGCTGGCTTACCCGGTGAGTTTGTTTACGTCTATAACGGGAGTGTTGTTCGCAAAGCTGGTGGTGATGCACCGTCTACTGGATTTAGTGTTGATAACTCAATCAATGCTGGAAACGTGGAAGCAGGCACTCATATCTTAGGAGTTTGTTACGAATACGATTCGGGCTATACTTCACCACCCGGACAGCTAAGAACTATTCTAGCAGATGGCACCAAGAAACTTACTTGCACTTCTATTCCTATTGGACCGGTTGGCGTCAGTGCTCGTCGGATTGTAATGTCTCATGCTATCCAAGCATTCAATGGTGACTTGGAAGGATATGAATTATTCTTTGTTCCAGAGGGTAGAATAGCTGATAACTCTACCACTACTCTAGAGATTAATCCATACGACGGAGACTTGCAGCTAAGTTGTGATTATCTCTTTGACCAGATGACCAGCATTCCATCGGTGCTGAACTTAGCAACGTTTGGAAGTAAGATGGTATATATTGCTACTGACACTGATAAGTCGATGGCATATGTATCTAAGAATGGCGAGCCTGAATCTATTAATGCTGCTGCGGGATTTATCGTTGCTGACCCATCTGAAACCGAAGGTTTAAAAAGTGGTGTAGAGTATAGAGATAGTCTTTACCTCACTAAGGGGAGTAAGATTTACTCTACCCGAGATAACGGTTACGATGCATCAACTTGGACACTAGTTACATTAGATAAAGGAATAGGCGCAGATGTCTTCAGCCTCTCAACAATCCAAGATAGAAAAGGTGCGAATCAAGATTACTTTATTGTGGGCGACCATTCGGGATTGTATATCTTCAATGGAACAATAGTTCGTCCCGAGTTGTCTTATAAGATTCTAAATTGGTGGGAGAGAATAAACAAAGCTGCATTTAATAAAGTACAGATAATCCTGGATACTAAAAAATTCCTAATATATTGCCTAGTGCCATTGGACTCGGCCACGAGTCCCAGTCATATTATTATTGGGGACTTTACTAATGGTTTAGATTATGAGAATATTCGTTGGCATCTCTGGTCTTTTAATGCTCTTGCTTTCAGCCCGGCAGCTATTGCCGTAGGTATTAACAATACTACGCAAAGAACTTACTTGCGGGTAGGTGGCTATGAGGGCAATATTTACAATCAAGGTGTCGGTGTTCTTACCGACAACTTAGTAGCGATAGATTGTTATATTAGATTAGGTTTATTGTTTGAAGAAGTGGGATTCGTGCATCATTATGCTGGCTTAGAGCTTAGAATTAATGGCTCTGGCAGTTTGCAACTCAATGTCAGAGGCGAAGATAATGCAGTGAGCAGCAACTTAAACAATATGCCTTTAGTGGCATCATCGGGGAAAGAATACTTTAGACACGCAAATTTAGTAAATGAAAAGTGTTCAGTAAAACTTAGAGTATCGAATCCTAACGAACACTTTAATTTGAAACATCTTAGACTATTCGTTAGACCTTTAGCTAGAACTAGACCAAGCTAATGCCTTCTGCTTTCGATATAGCTTGCACTACATTAGTCCAGAGACTTCGCACCGTCGAAGACCCTGCGACTGCTGATGTATTGCAGTATATAATTGATGAACTAAAGCGAATTGGGTATATTGTTGACCCTCCGCCGACGACGCAAAGTAAAGGTGGATTGGCTGAAGTTATTGTTCCGCCGCCTGAGATTCTTTACTTTACTTATCGTGTTACTCCTAGAAACGTAGTTCTAGAATGGTTGCCCCCCAGTGTCGAAACGCTATTCTATGAGATTAGGCGTGGAGCAACATGGGAAATCGCAGAACGAGTTAGTATTACGTCTAGTTTGGTGGCTATTCTTAATCCTATTCCTGTTGGGATTACACGATTTTTAATCAAAGCAATAAATCAACATAACGTATATTCTTTAAATGCATCTAGTGTAGACATTATCATTCCAGAAATTGGGGAAACTCATATCTCTCCAACAATTCTGGGTAATAACGTTCTACTTTATTGGACTATTCCAACTAGTATATTTGAGATTTCCTATTATATTATTCTGAGAAACAACGCAGAGATTGCGCGCCTCAACTCGACCTTTTTGTCATACGTGGAGTTGGCGGCAGCGACACTCCAATTCTCAGTAATCCCTGTTGACGTAGGCGGGAATCAGGGGCCGCGCGCCGATGTGGTTGTCGTAGTTACTGCGCCGCCAGATTATATTCAGCAGGCGACGTTAGTATCGACTTTTACTGGGACTAAAGTTAATGCACTCGTAGAGTTTAACAAGCTTTTAGTTTGCGTGAACACGACGGAGACTTGGAATGACCATTTTGTTAATCATGGTTGGGACCAAATCATTGACCAGATTGCTGCGGGATTTTCTATCTATATTCAGCCAGCATTAACTAATGCATCATATAAAGAAACATTTGACTTTGGTGTAATCTATGAGAATGTTATTCTCAATATCAATTATGATTTCCAGCAAATCATTGGTATAAATAATATTGGAATTCACACCGAAGTTAGTGACAATGGAACTACTTGGGGACCACCAACGGACAGTTTACAGTTCTTGGTAACTTCAGTAAGATATGTTAGAGTCACGGTAGACTTTACTGGCACTGACGATGATTTACTTTACTTTTTTAATTTTAGGGTTAGTGCTAGCATTCACTTAGAAAACGATGGTGGCAATGATGTCGCTGTGGCAACTGATGTGGGTGGAACAGTAATAAACTTTAACAAGCCATTCAAAGCTGTTGATTCTATTACTGTGACTCCTATATCTGTTACATCTTGTTATGCTGTAGTAATCTTTACATCTGTTCCTAATCCAACTAACTTTAAGATTATGGTCTTCGATAATGCTGGCTTGCGGATTACCAAGCCTATCCAGTGGGATGCTAGGGGTGTTATATGAGCGTAGTTAAATATAACTACGTTTATAAAGATGGGGCAGTTGAAAATGCTCCATTACCTAGCTTCTATATTGCTACCACTTTCGCAGAGTTGCCTGTGGGCACTGAGGGTGACACTGCGTATGCTAAAGATAACGATAAGTTCTATAAGTATGTAACCTCTTGGGTTGAGATAGGTGGTGGCGCTGCTCTACCCGGTAATATTGCCTATACTGATGTTGCTAATATTTTTACTCAAGACCAAACTATCACGAAAACTCGACCAACTTTAGTGCTAGCGCCGGGTTCTGTTGGTAAGGGACGCGTATTTGGAGCTACTACTAATCACATCGCAGTCACTAATAACTTAGTTTATGATGGAGCTTGGAAAGCTGACGATGTAGCTCTGGCTGGAATTGCTCTTGAGTTAAGTGCTGGTTACGCTTTTAATTTTTTCCACTCTCCTGTTAGTGCGAATCCGCGAACACTGAATAACATAGCCATCATCAATTCGGGTGGTTTGACGTTGAATCAGCGTGAGCTAAATCTGAGTGGCACGGGCACCGCTTATACAGGGGCTCCACTTGAAATCCAGACGGTCAATACTCCACGAGTCGCTTTTCATTGGCCGGGTGTCATCGCATCACAAATTGGGATGGGTAGCGATGGCATCATTAGAACATTCAATAATCCAGGCACCGCTTATGAGAAATTTGCAGCACTTGATATAGATGCAAAGGGCGCAATGTGGTCTAGGGCAGCATTTAGACAAGGACTAGACCCTGCAAATGGCACCGGAATAGCTACGTGGTTTGTCGAGTCATCTAATCATCTTAGAGCAGCAAGTGGACTCTATGATTATGCTCGTGGTAATCCTATTGGTAACTGGATAGCTTGGACTCCAGTAGTAGTGAATGATGCTGGAACCGGATTAACTTATGGCACGTTAAGTTGCAAATACATGCTAGTTGGGAAGACATTATTTTGGCAGATTTATTGTGATAACATTACAAATTCAGCAGATTCAACTTATATCCGATTTACTGTTCCTGTTGCGATACAAGATGGTTGGACAATGCATTCAATGACTCGTGTTTATTGGTCATTTCAAGGTCATCAAGTTGGTTATGCATATCCTACATCAGCTAATGGAACTATCAATGTTGGTCGAACTACTGATGGTTTTAATTATTGGCTTGGTGGAACTGTTACTCATGTTTACCAATGTGGTGGATTTTACTCAGTTGCTTGAGGCATTATGCTAACAAAAGATATTATTATAGGAGTAGTAACTGTTCATGCTGACAATAGATTAGAAGTCCGTGAAGATGTTATTATATATGAAGAGGGTAAAGAAATATCAAGAACTGTATCTTGGTATGCTTTACTTCCTGGTGATGAAATTGATAACAAACCACCACGAGTAAAAGATATTGCTGGAGCAATCTGGACTCCTGAAATGATTAAGGCTAGATTTGATAAGTTAAAAGAACCAATTGAAGTTCCAGCTCCAATTTCACTATCAAATATGCCTCCATTTGGTTTGGCTATTCCTACTCAACCTGAGCAGGAAAAAGATAATGGGCCGATTAAATGATTATCACACTATTGAATTCTGCTAAGCTAGCAGTGGATTTCACTCAGGAAGAAGGAGAGGTCATCGACTATCTTCTTGAGAATTCCGATGGCATTGCGGCAGTGCGCCAATTTCTCAATCTGATGATAGAGAATAAGCGCGCCCAAATGCAGGAGCATATTCGCATAGTCTCCTACAAAACTATAGTGGAAAATGCTGACATAAACGAAGCGATGGCACTAGCTAATCCCGAACTGGCTAATGCAATACGAGCGGTAAAAGAGGTCTAAGATGGCCGATTGGACACAGCCAGTAAACACTACTCTCTATAACTTAGTATTATCAATACTGAGAGATAGAGACTTTGATGCTGGTTCTTTGTTTGTTGCTCCACCTACTAATCCCATCGCAGGGATGATTAGATTTGACCGCACTGGTAATAAATTTCAGGAATATGATGGCACTCAGTGGCAGGATAAAATCTTATCGGTAGCTGGCGGTGGCACTGGAGCATCTACAATAAACGATATTAGAAATAGTTTAGGGTTGGGCACGATGTCCACCCAGAATTCTAATAACGTAAATATTACTGGCGGCACAATCACTGGTGTCCCCATACAGGCTCCTAGTTTAGTTGGTCAAGTTCCACCAGCAAGCTTAGGCACTGGGCCAGCAAACTCTGGCACTTGGCTTCGTGGTGACATGACATGGCAGACTATACCAGCAGGTGTTCCTACGGGGTGTATCTTTGGATATGCAGGGGCTACGCCCCCTGCTAGTTATGTTTTATGCGATGGAGCCGCCCATAGTAGAACCACCCAAGCTGCGTTGTTTGCTGTTTGTGGAACAGCATTTGGTGCTGGCGACTTATCTACTACTTTTAACGTTCCTGATTTACGTCAGCGTTTTCCTATGGGAAAAGCTGCTAGCGGGACTGGTTTAGTTTTAGGTAGTGTCGGCGGTGCGATAGACCACGTTCATGCTGAAGGCGCGCACACGCACACAATAGCCGCACACGCGCACACGGTCGCTTCTCACGTTCACTCTGGTGCATCACACACCCACGGTTATAGTGGTGGGACAAGTGCTGATGGAAATCACGACCACGGTGGAACGCAACAAACCGGTCTAAACGCTGACCACAGCCATTCATTTAGTGGTGGTGGGACAACTGGTGGTGAAAACGCTGGCACCATGAACGTCGATGCGGGCAATTCTGGTCTAATGGCCCGCGCTGGTCATGGTCACGATTTTGGATATAGTGGTAATACTAGCCATGTTAATATTGGATTGACACATGGACATAATATTAACTTTAGTGGTAATCACGGTCATACTTTTAGTGGAACTACTGATGCTGGTAGCTCCGGTGGTAATACTGGCGCTGCTGCACCGGCAACAGATGCGGTAGCTTTGACTACTGCGGTTAATGCTGCGGCTAACACTGGTGCAAACAATCCCCCATTCCAAGTAATAAACTTTATTATTCACGTATGATGTATAGAGTTACGCAACGCAAAGACTTTCCAGTGATAGAAAAGATGAATGCTGGAGAGTTTTACTTTAGAGTAGGCGACTTATCCATTGTTGATGGTGTAATAGAGGATGACACTGGGAAAGTTGTAGCTTTTGGAATAGTGAAACCTTTTGCAGAAGCCGTGTTTATTTGTGACCAAGATGAGCCTAGAGTAACTAGGGGTAAAGCATTGAACATGCTTATGGATACCGCCATAGCCGGTACCAGAGCAAGAAATCTCAGACAGCTTCATGTGTTTGTAAGTGACCCTAAGCTGGCTGAAGCACTAAAGAAACATCATGGTTTTGAGCTATGTCCTGAGCTAGTGTTAGTCAAGACTTTAACTTAAAGGACATAGTTATGGCAAAGAAACAAGAGAAGGCAGCATTAGGGGCTACTGAAGATGCCCAGAAAAACGCAAACCAGAATTATGATAGTTTGCGTGGTGAGAATACCCAAGTTGGCACCAACAGAGATGATGAAATCTATGCTGGCTATAAGGGATTCTCTGAGACTGGGGGAGTTGACCCTAATGCTAAGTCTAGATTACTAGGTGGTTATGGTGGCACTAGTCCTGCTGGTGGGGGCGGCTCTAGCTCAGGCGGCGGGGGTGGTGGTGGCGGCGGGAGTATACAGGATTACTATTCTGATATTAAAGGTCTAGATAGGTCAACGTATGACGCTGCTGAGAATGCGTTTAAAAATCTAGATACTTCCTACGCTAAGAACTTCGCTGATACTGGTGGGCTTGATGAAGCTGCGATGGCAAGAATGCGCGGCATGGGTGGCTATGAGGAATTTGCCAAAACTGGTGGCTACTCTGACGTTGATAAAGCTAACATCCGTGAGAGAGGATTGTCAGCAGCTAGTGCAATGGGCAAGGGAATGCAAGATGAGATGTCTGCCCGTCGTGCAACCCAAGGCGGATACTCACCCGGATTTGATGCGAGCAGTCGCGCACTGAAGCGAGACACTGCTAGAAACATCACTGACAATGCACTAAACACTGAGCTAGGCATTAAAGAGAAAACTAACGAAGGCCGTAAGTGGGGCATTAGTGGAGTTGCTGGAAGTGAGCAAGCGACTCAGCAGCTTAGAACACAGAATCAGCTAGAAGGTTCTAAGTTAAAAGCTCAGATAGAGCAGGCGGTTGCTAGTGGTCAAATGTCCGCTGCCGATGGTAGGGCTAGAATAGACCAAGTGCAACAGCAAACTGACTTGGCTATTGCCACGGGGCGCACTCAACGTGATATCGCTGCTATGCAATTAGCCGCCGCCAATGGCAACGCATCAGCCAGTAGAGCATTAGCTGAAGCGCAGATGGCCGCGCAGAATGAAAGATTCGTGATGGAATTGGAGCAGTCTGGTAAGCTCGCTGGTTTGGGTGGGATGAGCAATCTCTATCAAACTAATATGGATAGGGATTTGAATATCACTAACTCACAAGTTGGTGCTAACGTTAGTCTAGGTGGGCTGCGTAGTCAGCAAGCTGATATGATAGGCGGTCCGTGGGATGCGGTCCAGCAAGGTATTGGTGGCGTTGCTGGATTAGCTGGAGCATTCTCAGGACTTGGTGGATTTACTGGTGGAAACACTGGCATATCTGGGCCTAAGATTGGTGCGCCTCCGAGCTATAACGATTTCATGGCTGGTAAAACGAATCAGGGGTGGTTCTAATGGCTAACGAATATCGCTTCCCCAGTATGATGTTTGGTGCTAATCCACAAAAAGTTAGGCAACCATCTTTCGGTAGTTTTAATATGGGTGGTCAGGACTTTGGTGCGCGCCCTCTACCTATGCCAGCGATGCCGCCGATGGCGCAACAGCCGCAAGAAGACCAATATGCATCAATGATGGAGAGAATATTTAATCAGCCTAATCCATCTATTACTGCATATAAACAGCATCTTAACACTATGCCCAATCGTGAGGATTATAAGCCTAACATTGGCAATAGAGTCCTTACTGGATTAGTTGGTGCTGCTGAAGGGATTCAGCGTGGTGCGGGCGCTGGTGTGGCTGCTGGTCAAGCTTTTATGGATAGACCATACAATGAAGCTTTGATGGATTATCAGAATAAAGGTAATAGACTGGGCCAGCTAGCAGAGCTTGAGGATAAAGATGTAAGAAGTAAGATGACCTTTGCTGCAAGCATGATGGAAGAGAAGAGAAAGAATCGTGACCTTGATATTAAAGTAGAGAGATATGCCGCGCAGAATGGTTTGAATAAAGCTCAAACCGATAAGATTATGCAAGAGCTAAAGACTGGTCGTATCGAACTGAAGCAGAACGATAAGACTGGTGAGATGATGAGAATAAATTTGGATACTGGGGAGCAAACCAGTATGGGCCAGTATGCTCAGACTCCTGAAGAGAAAGCTAGAACTGAAGTTGATAAACATCGTCAAACTTCTGGGATAGATTTGGGTAATAAAAAGAATCTATTTGACTTTGAATTGCCTAAGACTGAAGCTTCACAGATTAAAGTGCATGAAGCTAATCGCATGTCTGATGCAGCTAACCCAATTAGTAATACTACTGGATTCAATTCGCTTGCTCCATCGCAGGGAGACATAGCACATAATAGTGCTATTGGTAAAGTGATTATGAAGAATCCAAATTGGTATAAGTTTGCTGACCCCAATCCTGCAAATGCAAAAGAAGTAGCTGCGGCTGCTGCTGCGGACAGAAAAGGATATGAGGAATTTTTAGCTGCTGTAGACCAAGTAGAAGCTGAGATTATTAGCAAAAACCAAAAAACTCCAGTGACTGCTACAGCTAGACCTAGACCTAACGTGGGAACTATTGCACCAATCACTGCGCCTGCTGCGCCACAAGTTAACTTTGGTAGCAATAAGTTTACTATGGGCGCGCCTCCGGTAAATTCGTTCTCTTTACCCGGAACCAATAGGCCAGTGCCTCCACCGGCACAAATGCCTATGCCTATGCCACCACCGGCTACAACGCCCGCACCTATAGCTAGAACTGCACCGCCAGTGGCACCAGTTAGACCTATTGCACCGCCAAAGCCACCGGCATCAAGTGGGACTACGCCACTAGGTTCCCCAGTGAATGACCCAAGGACCGCGCGCGCGATTGAGGAACTACGTAAAGATGGACAGCCTATTACTCCACAGATGATTGAATGGATGTTGAAGCAGCCTGATTTTCAGGAGTAGTTATGCCTAGAGATTACACTTCAGCACCATTGCCGCCTAACCCTACTGCTGGTGTTAGCAGTATGAATAGCAGCATGGGTAATAGCATGGGCAGTGATTGGTCTGCGAATATTCCAGCAGTTAATCCACTCATTAAACGTAACTATAGCTCTGCCCCAATTCCAGAAACTTTACTGCCTAAAATAAGTTCACAAGTAGAAACTCCTGATATCTGGAAGATGCCAGAGACTAGTGAAGTAAAGATTCCAGAACAAGTAAATGACTATTCTGACAGAGCTATGTTTAGTTCAGCTCCTAAGTTTAAGCCATCTTCTATTGGTCCGCAGGTTGGAAAGCCTAATGTAATAATGCCCAAGGCTCCCATGTCTGCTAGAGAGATGGTAGATACTGGAATAGAATCTGCCGCAATGACTGGTATTGGTGCATTAGATGTAGCTACTAAAGCTTTGTTTGAAGCGCCTACCCAAGAACTGCGTGATGCTGAAGAGGCTACCATTCAGGATATGAAAAAAGCAGGTGGAGAAGTAGGTGGGGGAATTGGTGAGGATTTAGCTCAATTAGGTGGTGAGTTAACAGTAAGAGGCGCACTAAGTCCAGCGGGAATGGCATCCCTTATTCCTTATGTTGGAGCTATTCCTAAGACTGCCCAACTTACTAGTAGAGCAGCTAAAGCTGGATTGGGTAAAGCATTTCCTAGATTAGCAGCTAAGTATGCTAATAAAATGCATGGCCCAATCACAATGGAGCAGGCTTTTATAAAAGAGCTTGCTGATGCTAAGAAATTAAGAGTTATTACTGATAAATCTAGAAGTCCAGAAATTGCTAGACGTTTAGATAATTTCGATGCTGAGCTAAAAGCTGGTGGTGGTGGAGAGGGCGCTTTCCATATGGCATTAAAGCATATGAAGGGAGCACTGCCTCTTCCAAGCGAATATGAATTCAAATCTATCAGAAATAAATTTACTGATGAAAATATAAGTGACCTCTATAAGAAAGTAACTGATTCCAATTTGCTTACTAAGGGTGATAGACTCACTGCTATGCATGGAATGGAAAAAATTCTAGCTGGTGAGTATGGTGGTGTTCCACAGTCTGCTGAAATTGGACACTTGAATAAAGTATTTGGCTCTGAACTAGGAGAAGCTCTAGGGAAAAATAAAAGTCTGATACGCTCAATAGCTAACTCTACAAGTGCCGTAAGAACTATCAATTCTTCTAATGATATTTCATTTAACTTAAGACAGAATATTGGAAATATTAGTCGTCCAACTTTCTGGAAGAATCTAGTATCTGACCAACGGAGAGCAATTACTGAGAAGGGTGCTAAAGAAGTAGCTGAAGAATTTACTAAATATCCACATTATGAACTAGGAGTCAGGTCAGGTTTGGATATGGGAGATTTCCACGAAGAAAACTTTGCTAATGAATGGGCTAGGAAGTATTATCCCGGTGTAGATTTTAGTGAACGATTGTTTAATGCTGGTGCTAAAGGCCAAAGAATTAGACTATTTAATGAGCTAGTAGATAAAATTCAAGCTGGTGGGGGAATGTTTAAGAATACCCAAATTCCTTTCACTGGAGATTGGTTTAAACATGAACCAATTAATTTCTACGAAAAGGGAAATAGTAAAATTGCTAGAGAACTAGCTAAGTTTGTAAACATTAGCACTGGTAGAGGCACACTAAATACTGGTGTTGTAGATTTCACCCGTTCTGCTAAGATTATAAACAATATACTTTTCTCTCCCAGATTAGCAACATCTCGTATACAGATGTTTACTAAGATGCTTGACCCTAATGTTCCGGGGTATATTAAGAAAGAATATGCTAGAAACATTGCTGGCTTCTTAGGAACACAAGCTTTAGTTCTTGGAGTTGCTAAAGGATTTGGTGCTGAAGTAGAGGATGAAGTTACTAATCCAGACTTTGGTAAAGTAAAATTTGGGAAAACTAGATTAGACTTTAGTGGCGGCGTAAACTCTTACGTGCGCCTCTTGGGGCAGTTGAAGGAAGGAAAGAAGACTAGCTCAGTTTCTGGAAAGGAAACTGTATTTGGTGAGGGATTTAGACCAGCATCTGCAATAGGTCAGATTGGTTCGTTTGGTCGCCAAAAGCTAGCACCTATTCCTGCTACGATATTTGATTATTTAGATAATAGAACTGATGCTGTGGGTAAAAAGATTACACCTTTAAGCACTGCTGTGAAGCTTGGGACTCCCATTCCTTGGCAGGATGCATATGAGAGCTACACTAAAGACCCTGAACATATGTGGGGATTGATTCCCTCAACATTTGGTGCTAGCATTCAGACCTATGGTGCTGGTGATATCAATATGAATCCTTCATCCTCTAGACGCCGTAGAACACCAAAATACGGAAGATAAGTTATGGGACAAAATTGGTTTGGGAATACTAACGTAGAGATTCCCGAGCAGTGGAAATTAAAGGAAGTGAAAATCCCTGAGCAAATCAGGGACTATACGGGCGCGCCTATTCCTGCAAAGATTCCTCCCCCACCAGCAGCAGTTAAGCCAACGATGCCTAACGCTGAGGAAACGCTGAAAACTGGATTGGGGAAAGCATTCAATTGGGCAACCACTCCAATAGCCCCAGAATTTGAGGAAGCTGAGAATGCTACTGTAGAAGATGTAAAGAAGAAGTTTGGTGGATTTGCTGGAAAGCTAGCAGACTGGGAAGTAAAGGGAATATCTAGCCCTGCTGGTATTGCTACTCTAGGTGCTGGCGTTCCCTTTATTAAGATGGCTAAAAAGCTTGGGATAAACAAGCTTTATCACGGCACCCCTCACAACATAAATATGTTTGATATAGCAAAAAATGACCCAACTGATACATTGGGTTATATGATTCATGCTGCTGAAGAACCAGAGTATGCAGCTACCTATGCATTTAAAAAAGGTGACCCAGCTAATAAAGCTAAAGCTTCTTGGCTACCGGGCTATAAGGTTCCTGAGCCTAATGTTATTCCTATTGTTCCTAAAGCAAAAAATGTTTTGGATATAACTGACTTCCCAGAAGGAGAAGATTTAGATAAGGTAGCTGAAGCACTTAGGATGTGGAATCCTGAGCAAAGTGCTCTTGGTTCTAGAGAAAGATTAACATCTAGTAGAGCTAAACAATTACTAGATGAGATTGAACATGTTAAAAAATTAAAAGGAAGAAAAGATTTAACAGCAGACCAATTGATGGGACTAGAAGCATATAAAACTAGTTGGTTAAATGATGCTAGAATTCCATTTAATAATCCAGAAATAACAGAGAAGATGGGCTTCGATGCTATTAGATATAATGATGTACATAAAAAAGCTTGGGCATTTCCTAATCCAGAAATTCTAGAAACTCCTTGGGGCACTAAGCTTGGACAGAAACAAGACACAAAGAAAATCTGGGATATGAATGTTTCTAATCTTAGAAAAGAACAAGAAAAAGAAATGGCAGGTTTAGTTGGCTCTGGTGGATGGACTAAGGTAGGTACTAGTAATTCTTTATTTACTCCAATGTCAGCAGGTCAAAAAAATATTAGTCCACCAAAACCAAAGAATGAGCCTTTTGAATATGAGATATTTAATCCTAAAACTGGAGTTTCTGTAAAGAAAGTTAAAACTTTAGATGAAGTTATAGATGAGATGCAGAGTAGCAGTAATTCAGCTTACCTTGACTTCCAAGCATTAGATGATAAAGGCTTCGGAATGGACGTTGAATTTTATCCAGAAACAATAGCAGCAAATATAAATAAGAAATTAGCAAAAGGAGAAAACTTTACTACCGATGTTTTGACCCATGCTGGTAATCCTAAAATTAAACATTTGGATATGCCAGAGCTAGAGGGATACTATGAAGTATATGACCCTAAGAATGGCAAGATAGCTAAAATTGTTCCATCTAAGTATGATGCAGATGAATTGGTTTATAATAACAAATGGTTAGCTTATAAACCAATTGGTGGAAATTCTCCTAAGACACTTAAGACTGTTAATAAAATTAATCCTTAAATAAATTAGGGGGAAGCTAGCAGCCGCCCCCTAATACTTACCTAGCTACGAACTTCCTACGATACTTCGCTCCGAAAATTAGACCAGTTCCCAACAGCAGCATTGTTGCTGGCTCAGGAACCGGGTCTGGCTCTACGTCGAATGGCGTAGGTCCGCATGTCGGACAGCCGGGAACACTAATAAGGAAAATCTTATCTGCCCCGTCATTGTATCCAGTCAATCCAAATGTAAACGTGATTGACCTAGTTCCAAGTGGCGCACTGAATGCATTGTAATCAGTGCATGTAGCTTCAACACCAGTGCCAGCCACAGTTCCATCACACCCATTTGACAAGATGTAATCTGCCCAACCTACTCCATTGCTGACATTTGGAGTAACTGTAGCTGGAGCGAACGTATAGCTTCCGATATTCGTTCCACCAATGTTGAAGAAGTTGATAGTGAAGTTGCTGAGTGTTTGTGGGTCGCTGGTATCGTTGACATCATAACCAATTAGGAAGTCACGACCAACATACGTAGCAAACAACAGCAATTCACCCGGAGCATCCCCATACGTATTAACAAGTGGATTGGGAACAAACGGTGTCCCACCACCCGTATCACCAACTACAGGCCACAATGGAGGGTCTTGATTACATCCACTACCACCCGGTCCATAAAACACGCATGGATTGTTGATGGTATTTCCATACGTGTTATCAGGTGCAGTGTAGATTGAGATGGGAGCCGCACTTGCTACTGATGCCAGCAGAATAAAGCTTACTGCTAGGGAGCCTACGATTTTTTTCATACTCTCTCCTGTTACCGTCGCTTAAGTTACTAACCACCCGTGAAAGACGCGCGCCCTTATTTACCCATCGTCACTCCCCTTTCTAGTAACTTAGTCTCCACCCTGTTGGAACTTGAGATAGATATCCAGTGAACTTTTCGTGAGCTTGTAAGTTACTACGGACTTACTGCCATGTCCATTGCGATTGACATCTATGGCTTTATTCTGGATAAGCGTTTCAACTATCCTATCCAAATCGAAAGCATCTAATTCTCCCCAGTGCTTTTGTAAAATTTTATGTCTCGCTACTTCATGGCTAGGAACACTCAGTAATTCCTGTAAGAATACCGCAGTCTTCTCAGCAAACTCACCTTTCCCTACTGGCATCATTGTTCGATTAACGTTGCCAGCTAAGTCCATACTTTCTTCTATTGCTTCATTAATATCCTCTGCCTCTAAAATTAAAGTTTGGCGCTTTGCTAAACTTAACAGCATTGCTACTTTAAGTATCTGGTCGTGGATGCGTCCCATCGTGCCAGTTTTATCGTATGTCTTTTGACCACTAAAGTCGGTATACCATTTGTCATAGACATCTTTTGCTTCAGGATGAAATCTAAACCTACCCTTTATCTTACTGATTTCCTCTAACCACTTTGCTAGCTTTGGATAGTCTAGCATTTCCTCTTCTTCATCAGTTTCTACATCAGTAGTATCGTCAGTAAGAGGCTCGATATTAGCACGCTCGTTAGCGTAAACCAAAAAACTACGCCCAATAATGCCCCCTTCCACGTCAGCGCCAGTAATAGATTGCTTGAGATAAGAAGGATTGCTGCCACCCAACATCGTAACGTAGACTTCTTTAAGTTCTTCGACGCCAGTGCCTTTGAGCGTTGTTTTCCAATCATCTGTGAAGTCTCCGTCGTATAGGTCAGTGAGAATACTGATAGCTTGCGGGTCTGCCACTAAGCTAGCTCGAAACTCAGAGGCGCAAATAAAGCAAGAGCTAGTATCTCTTATCTTCCCAGATTTAGTTGTATACGCTGTTGATAGTTCTTTGAGTATGCCCTGTATACTGGAACGTCCTGTGATTATTCTAGTGTTATCTACTATCTTCACTAGTTTCTTTGCCATCTTTATAGGCACACCTTTACGAACTGCCGCAGAATCTCCAATCAAGAATGTATAGATGTTGGGATAAAGAATATATGCAGTTGCTTTATCCTTACGCTTTCTTAGGTATACATTTCTTTTCATCACCGCGCTAAGTGCAGATAATGCTGACCAGTAAAAGAACTTCTTAGGAGGTTCAAGACCACTGGTTGCGTCTAATATCTCATTGACCCAATTATGCTTGTTTGGCATCGTCTTGCTTTGGCATTAAGCTACCTTTTTAAACTTTTCCAAGTCTTTGTAGTTCTCTCTGCCTATTGTGAAATCAGCAGGAATTATTAATTTATAATCCCGCTGGAAAGTCCCAAAACTAAAATCAATCGGACGCTCAAGTTCTTCTCTAGCAGTGCCGATATACTCGGCAATTTGATTCTCGTTATTTGGGATTAGTGCCAGCAAAGCGTCGTGCCCTTCCAAGACATACTTGACCCACTTCAGTCTTCGCTGAACTCTCATCCCTGCGTGCTTAGTCTGATTACTAACCACTGACTGCGGCAAATAACTATAAGCTTCTTTGAGAAGGTCATTCGACCACCTATCAAAAAACATACGTCGGGTGCCGCGCGACATTACATTGCCATATGGGTCATACAGTAATGGCCCGTCTAATATCCTATCTTTGTTTAACTTCTCTTCTATTGTAGCATGAAACACGCCACGAACTTTAGGGCAATTCTTGTGAAATTCTTCTAGGATTTTACCAGCGCGCCACTCACTTATCTTTAGGTCAAAGCCATATTTCTTGGCATCCGTGTTCACGTTCATCATAAACGTGTGCTTTTGGATACCCAAATTTCCCGCGTGCCTGCCAGTTTTACCTATAAACCGGCGCATATCTTCTTTGTCTAGCTTTGCTTTACACTCGAAAACATTGGGCAGTTCTTTGAATACCCACGTTGCGACTTGCCAGTGTAAATCAAATCGCGGGTCATCCAATAAAGCTAGCGACTCCCAATCTTCTGCTAAAACAAAAACAACTCTAGCTTCTGCTTGTGATAAGTCAGCGTTGATAAATACATATCCTTCGTCGGGAATATACATCTCACATATATCAGCACCGACATCTCCATGTTTGGTGAGAGTCTGGAATGCAACTCCCATAGACTTCTCAGGACGAATAGGCGCAGCAATATTGCTAGTGCTTGTTCTGTCAGTTTCAGTTCCGCATATGTTATAGCACGTTCGCATTCTACCGTCGTAATCTGGTTTAGCGAGGATATATGTAGAAACAGTTTTACGTATCTTCCGTTCCTCAAGAATATCTGACAGGATATTTTTCGTTCGCTCTGATTTAGCATTGTTCGCCATTAACGCAGTGAGCGTTTCTTCATCTGCTGACGGAGTTTTAATCTTTGAACCATCCTTCTTCTTTCTAACTTTAAAACGCATAGGTAACTTAAGGTCTGTATAAACACACCTAATGACTTGAGGCGTCGAACCAACGTTGAGGTCATAACCTAAGTTCCCTGTTGTCCTAGCGTGAACTGTCTCGTAGAGTAGAAGATACTTATCTAGTAGCTGTTGCCTCTTTACTTCATCAACTCTAAATCCCACTCGCTCCATGTCTAGATAGAAGCGATGCCTTGGCATATAGCAGGTATGATAAAGCTCGATAAGTCCAAGCTCTGTCATCTCTTCATACTGGCAATCATGCACTTCTTCGGTTACTGGTGCATCTTTGGCATTGTAAAGAAGTCTACGCTCGTAGCTATCTTTCTTAATGTCAAACTCTTTACGCTCATCTTTATAGTATGGCTCTCTCGTATATATACTGGAAAGGAAGCCTAAGAATTTTGGCATCTCTGGATTCAATACATGGGATGCAATACTCGTATCCCCCCATAGCATATCTAATACAAATCCTAGCCTTAGTATCTTGTCTTCATCATACTTAAAGTTCTGTCCTATCTTTTTAATCTTTGGGTCGTTTAAAACTTCTGCTGCTGCTTTCCAGATATGAGCTAGCTCAGTTGCTGGTATGCCTCTCACGTTGACGCAGGACATTGCATCAAACAATGGGATTGACATACCCTGTGCGCGCCCTGCACTAAAACTCATACAGTCGGGGACGCACTTTAGAGCTTCGATATCTACGGCAGTTTTACCATTCTTATAAATCTCTTCAACAAACCGATAGAAGTGCAGGCTACCGTGGCAAATCTCCAGCGTGCGTTCGGGTAAATCTAGAGTCTCTGTCAGCGATTCTTCCAACGCCCGCGCTATATCATGTCTTATGACTTGCTTGTAAAGAAATTTAAAAACTCCACGGCCCGATTCAATGTCGTCATTCTGGTAAAGTAAATTCGCCGGGTGCCACGTTGCTACGACTTTCGGAATTCCCTGAATAGAGGGAAGTATAGAGCCGCGCCAGTTGCCAATCCCTTTCTTACCAGTAAGAGCCGTCAACGCGCGCTCGCCTAATGCCAGTATGCAATTAGGTTTTACACTTTCTATCTCATCCCACAGTAATTTAACTTGTGTATCTAGGTCTGGCTCGCCGGGATTCCAAATTGTGAAATCGTTATTAGGTGGTCGATATTTTCTGACGTTAGTAACATAAACTTGATTGCGACTTGAGCCAGCTTCTTCTAAAAACTTATCTAGTAACTCACCAGATGGCCCAACAAAGGGCCGCCCTTGCTCATCTTCATTTTTACCGGGCGCTTCTCCAACTATCATCAGTCTGCTGGAGAATGGCCCCATACCCGGAACGAACTTCGCCATTAGGCTATGACCTGCATCTTTGGTTTAATTGATACTGGACCGTAGTTTACTTTATCTATGTTTTGAATTGGATAGTTGTATCTAATCTGAGCGTGGACATGCTCGATGAAATGAACTTTATCTATGATGGTAAAGTTTTTCATTTGTGGATGTTTGCTTGAATCAAATATAACTTTGTCTATCTCGCCGTTCTTATATTCAATCCATGCCGTGACGATAAAGTCGTTCATCTTAATCATGGCTATCTTTATCTATACGGATTCACTAGTCTTTGCATCAGATGTGCGAGTAATACTATGTCTCTCTGCGTTTGCTTCACTCTTCCTAATATTATTCTCTTATCAGCATCAGAGTCTAGGTCTTCTTTATACTGCTTGATATTTCTGGTTCGCATTTCTTCTAGTTCTTCCCACACTTTATCCATGTAGTCACTCCAGAAACTCATAAAGTAAAACTAGGGGGCGGTTTAATTCCCCCTAGCACCTAGTCCTTATCGTCTTCGTCTTCGTCTTCCGTTAGCTCGACGATATCAGATTCATCGTCGTCATCGAAGTCATCATCGTCAGAGTTATCAACGATGTTGGTGCTGTCTTCGTTGGTGTCTTCAGCGTCGTCGTCTTTCTCTACTGGCTCTGGCACTGGTGTTTTCTTTAGTGGCATCTCTCTTCTCCTATTAAACTAAACCATTCAGCACGATTGCTGCATTGCAGTCCATCCGAACTTCCCGAAGCTTTCGGAGCGCGGCACTTCTATCCGCACAGTCTGGCACTAACCGAAGAATTTCTTTTGCCAGTGCTATTTGCAGTTCCCTGAGAACTTCCATCTTCTCAGTTTGTTCTGCACTGGGACCGTGGTAGGTGAACACTTCCTTTACGTTGTCAAGTGTGACTGGCATCTTGTTCTCCTATGCTAGTAAATTAAGCAGCCAGTTTTTTGGATATGGTAAAACTGGCAAAACCATCCATGCTAACTAGAGGGTGCCACCGCGCAGCATGGCCTACTGCGTCTGGTCTAATGACCAGCCCCTGAGTTAGCGCGGCTCTTAAATTGTTAGTGAGTTAGTGTGAGCAGGTAGGATTTTTTAAATGGAAACCCTACCATAAAACCATATCAGCCTACTAGTAAGAGTTAAACGGCTAGGAAAAACCCCTACTCTTATAGGCTAATTCTTACACCGTGCGAAAGCCATCCACTTCGTTAGTCGGACGACCGTTGTATTCCCCACGCTTAACGTGAACCTTGATGTTCTTCCCAACGGAATCCTCAAGGTCATACGTCTTGCCTTCCGTGAATTCCCCACCGACCGCAGTGACGAACTGGTTGAGCAAGGGAGCAAACACTTCGTTAAAGGTAGTACGAAGTCTGACTCCTTCGTCATCTCCCGCTGCAACACGAAATCCCAAATTCCGATTCAAAGAACCGGGATTCTTCGATGTTTGAGAAGCGGGTGACTCTTCATACTTGTCCACTACACAGTCAAACCAGCCGGGTTTGAGTAACTTACTGGAATTTACGTCATCCTTGGTAATTGTTAATTTTGTACCCATGATACTCAGTCTCTCCTTGTTTTCACAGTTGGTTGTCTTACAGTGATTGAAACTTCTTTGTTTGTTTTCTATTCCATAGTTTAGTCCTTTCGTTTTTGCACTCCCTACATTGACGACCCTTTGAACTATATACAGTGTTGTCAACAGTAAGTTCATGGCCTCTTTTACAGTGTGTTATTACTCTGTCTGCCATGTTTTGTGCGTTAGTTCCTATATAGAGATGTTCAGGATTCCAGCAATCTACAAACTTGCATGTTCCATCTTTAGTTTTATGTAAAACATGAAGCTTGGATTTAAAATCAAAATCCTGAGTAATCCACATTATCAATCTACTAACTAAAATATACTTTCCTTTGTAACCAATTCGTGGTCTACCTAAAGATAGATATCCTAGCCAGCGCCAGCATTCTCCATCCATTGACTTATACTTGTTAAGTCGGGCCAGCACTTTCTCTTTCTCGGTCATTTGAGTGGAGTAACATTTAGCTCGCCATTGATAATCTGATAAAGTGTTTTAGGATATGTAACATCCATCAACTTTGGGAGGTCGCAACTGGTGCGAGCGAAATCATCACCAACATTTTGTGTGGTAATCATGTATCTTACGTTACCACTATTCATATCTTTATCACAATATGCGTGCCAGATTTCATCGAAGTATCCCGGCAGT